ACATAAACGTTTCGACTTATTACACACAAACTAACTAGGAGACAAAATGCCAACGACAATCATCACTGGTCGCGATTTAGTCGTGACCATTGCAACAGTTAACTACGACGCACAGGCGACCAGCGCAGTGCTTTCTGTGGACTCAACAGTAGAGACATACCAGACACTAGACGGCAAGGCTTACAAGCACATTGACGATCAGTGGACATTTGACATGACGATGCTTGCAGACTGGGGCGTTGCCTCATCACTTTGCGAGTCATTGTGGACAGCATGCGAAACCAACCCAAACACTACTTTGGCAGTCTCATTGACAGCTACAACAGGTGCGGTATACACGTTCAACGTTATGCCAGTGTTTCCTTCTGTCGGCGGTGCTGCACCAGATGCACAGACCGTTGATCTATCATTTATTGTTGTCGGTGTACCAACCGAAAACTTCTCATAAATCACTAACAATCGGGAGACAAAATGAAACTACCAATCACAATTGAATACAACGACGGCACGCAGATCACTTATACAGCTGCGCCGCCTGAGTGGGTCAAATGGGAAAAAATGTCAGGCAACACGATTAGCCAGGCACAGGAAAAGATCGGCATTGCTGATCTGGTTTTCCTCGCCTATCACGCTATGAAACGTGCAGCCGCAGGCAAGCCTGTTAAGCCGCTTGACATTTGGACTGAGACAATCGCAGAGGTCACGGTCGGTGAGGCAAACCCAAAAGCTACGCAGTCGGAAGCCTTAGCAGAATAGTCTGGGAGGTAGCCTTGGCAACAGGGTTACCACCAGACGTTTTTGAGACAGCAGAGGACATTTTAACCGTGATCGAGATTTTGGAAAGGCGCGCAAATGGCTAAGGAAGCAATTAGTTATGACAAAGCTGAGCTGCGTTCAATCATTAAATCTTTCAAGGCAATGGACGAGGAAGCACTAGCGCAAGCCAAAGAAGCAACAAGCGAATTGGCAGAGTACGTCAAAGGTCAGATCGTGGCAGCTGCTGCCTCGCGCACACGCAACCGCCTAGATAACAGAGTTGCAGAAGGTGCAAAGGTTTCCAAGTCGTCAAAAATCGGTGAGATTAGTTTTGGTTTTGCTGGACAAAAGTTGAGCGGTGGTGGCACTACACAGCAGCTATGGGGCGGCGTTGAATTTGGCTCAAATAAGTATAAGCAATTCCCAGTGTGGTCAGGTCGTGAAGGTCGAGGTTCACGCGGTTGGTTTATTTACCCGACCTTGCGTGCGGCACAACCTGAGATCATCAAAAAGTGGGAACAAAGTTTTGCCAAGATAGTAAGGAAGTATGACTAATGGCTGGCAGTCGTACCCTCAAACTTTCAATACTTGGCGACGTCGACAATCTAAATAAGTCGCTCAAAACAGCTACAAACGACGTTGACTCATTTGGTGACAGGGTTGGGAAAGCTGGCTTAGCAATTGGTAAAGCATTTGCCGCAGCTGCTGCCGCTGCTGGTGCAGCCGCAATCGCCATTGGCATTGACAGCGTAAAAGCTGCAATTGAGGACGAGAAAGCACAAACGCAGCTTGCACTTGCTTTAGAAAACGCGACCGGTGCAACAAAGGGTCAGATCGCTGCCACTGAGCAGGCAATTCTGCAAATGTCTTTGGCGTCAGGAGTTGCTGACGACGACTTGCGTCCGAGTTTGGCAAGGTTGGTTAGAAGTACATCAGATACGGCAAAGGCACAAGAATTACTTGCACTTGCTCTTGACGTTTCCACAGCAACAGGCAAGCCATTAGAAACCGTTGCAGCCGCGTTGAGTAAGGGTTTTGACGGTAACACAGCTGCACTTGGCAAACTCGGCATTGGACTCTCGGCAGCCGAATTAAAGACTATGACCTTTACCGACGTGCAAGGCAAACTGACAGACTTATTTGGCGGCGCAGCAGCTGCAAACGCAGGTACTTACGCTGGTCAGATCGCACGCGTGCAGGTTGCATTTAACGAGGCGAAAGAAGCCATAGGCACAGCATTATTGCCAATCTTGGGCAAGCTATTAGATTTTATTAACACAGCTGCATTGCCGGCAATCAACGCGTTAAGCGGTTCTTTCAGCCTTACCAGTGGCGACGGCTTTGGAAAAATTATTAGCGACGTTGCTGAGGTAATTAAAGATTTAGTCACACCAATTTTTAACGCAATGAAGTCAACCTTTGACAAGGTAAAGGCAACCATTAAAGAAAACAAAGACGAGTTTGCTGCATTTTTTGAGGTTGTTAAATTTGCTGCACCAATTATTGGCAAAGTCATTGGCACAGCATTTAGCCTAATTGGTGACATTGCAAACGTCGTGTTAAACATTATGGCAAACGTTGTTGGTGCATTAAAGGGTCTAATTAACACTGCTATTGACTTAATCAACATTGCGATAAAAGGTTTCAATCTAATCAAGCCAGGTGCAGACATTGCGCCAATTGGCAAGATCGGGGGCGGGTCTACCTCAACAGGTGCGCTTGGCAATTTTAGTATGTCAACAGGCTCAACCTCATCTATGCCAACGGTAACTGTGCCAACAGGTATTACTGGGGGCGTTAGCACAGGCGGAGGTAGTACAGGCGGGGGTATTGCAACAGCAGCTGCGGTTGCAGCAACAGCTGCAAGCAACGTTGTTTCAGGCTCATTTAACGCAGGTAGTTTTAGAGCCGCTGAGGCTGCCTCAATGGGCACAACAATTAACCTGACAGTCACAGGTGCATTTGATAAAGAGGGCACAGCACGCACAATTGTTGACACATTAAATAACAGCTTCTATCGCGGTACAGGCGGCGCAAGTAACCTGCAATTAGCATGACGCAGTGGTCGCCAGTCTGGAAAGTAGAGATCGACGGCGTTGCATACACAACCGCTGTTTTGGCTAACCTAACAATTCGATCTGGTCGCACAAACATTTATGAGCAGGCACAGGCAGGCTACGTCAACTTAGAGCTGCTCGACGTCAATGAGGCTGTTGTCCCTGTCAAGATCAACAGCACAATTGGCGTGTCAATTAAAGACACATCAAACGTTTTTGTGCCTATCTTTGGCGGTAACGTCGTAGACATTAACCTGACGGTACGCGACGTTGGTAGCACAATGTTTACACAAACCTATGGGATTACAGCACTTGGCGCGTTGGCACGTCTGCCAAAAGCATTGACTGACGGACACCTAGCTAGAGACTTTGACGGCGATCAAATCTTTGAGGTTCTAAAGGATGCAGTTTTTGGAACTTGGGCACTAGTACCTGGTGCAGAGACATGGGCAGGTTATGACCCAACCGTGACTTGGGCAAATGCTGAAAACAACGGACTGGGCGAAATAGATCGACCAGGTAACTATGACCTTGCAGCTAGATCGTCAAGCCGTACAGACGTTTATAGTTTAGTTTCGGCATTGGCAACTTCTGGTCTTGGCTACATTTACGAGGATGCACAAGGTCTAATTGGCTATGCCGACAGCACACACCGCACGACTTATCTTGCAGCTAACGGTTACGTCGACCTTGACGCAAATCATGCAAGGGCAGCAGGCTTACAGATACAGACCCGCGTAGGCGACGTACGCAACAGCCTGGCAATTAAGTATGGGAATAATAGCCAGCATGAGGTCGTAGACAGTGACGCAGCTTCTATTACAGAGTACGGCGAACTTGCCCAGATCATTACTACGACTTTGCACGATAGTGCAGACGCCACAGCACAAGCTGCTTTTTACTTGTCCTTGCGTAAACAGCCACAGCCTATTTTTAGCGAGATTACTTTTGACTTAACAAATCCTGAAATTGACAACTCAGATCGCGACAACCTCATTGGCGTGTTTATGGGCGAGGCAATAGCACTCAATAACCTGCCACTCAACATGAGCAGTGGCACGTTTCAAGGCTTTGTCGAAGGCTGGTCTTTCCAAGCCTCATACAACCGTTTGTCAATAACCTTGCTGTTGTCACCATTGGCTTACAGCTTGCAGGCAATGAGATACAACGACGTACCAATTACAGAGCGATACAACAGCGTGTCGCCGACCTTACAATGGCAGTATGCGACAATAGTCGCGTAGACAAGGAGACAAAGTGGCAAATCCAACAACAAACTATGGTTTTGTTTTACCGACGGCAACCGATTTAGTTACGGACTTGCCAGCTGATTTTGACGTTGCATTGCAGGGCGTTGACACACGGTTGAAGGCATTACAACCAGGCACAACGCTTGGCGATCTTGCTTATTCATCAGCAACTGCAAACACGAACACACGTCTGGGCATTGGTTCAACTGGAAACGTTTTGACCGTTGCTGCCGGTGTGCCAACATGGTCTGCACCAGCTGCTGCCGTTAGTGGTTTTAATAAAGTGACTTCAGCAGCATTTTCTGCGGTTGCTTCAGTAGAGTTACAAAGTATTTTTACAAACACATATAAAAGATATATGGTAATTTTAAGTGTAGAACCATCAACAAACAATAATCAATTTTCATACCAATATATGTATAGCACAAATACGGTCGAGTCATCAGCTAATTATTACGGTGCTGGGAACAGTATTGATCGCACTAACACTAATACAAACTGGGGTTACGTTGGCGGAACAGCGGCGGTTTTGACATCTGGTTTAGGTTCAGGAAACAAAAATCTTTATTATTTATATTTTAACAATGTTGGCAATGCTTCTGAACAGGCTGTTTATTTTGGCAATTCCTTTAACATGTCACCAAGTCAGTCAACAGAAAGATTTGGTGGATTTGTTGCCGTAAGTAGAACTTATACAGGCATTAAGTTATCAATAGCATCAGGAACAATCTCAGGCGATTACCAAGTGTTTGGAGTACAAAACTAATGGCTAACGAATTATTGCATATTGACAATGCTGAAACAGGCTTGACACAAATTAGAGAAATGACGAACGAGGAACAGTCTGCTCACGATACATATAAACAAGGCGTCAAAGAGCAAGAAATTGAAAAGGCAAAAGAAGCAAAAGCACAGGAAAAAGCCAAATCAACAGCTGAAGCAAAACTTGCTGCGTTGGGTTTAACCACGGATGATCTAAGGGCATTGGGTTTGTAATGTTTCCACAGGGTACAAATGCACGCTTAATTGAGGTAGCCGCAGCTGAGATCGGCACAATTGAGGAGGGCAACAACCTTACAAGGTACGGCAAATTTACTGGCTTTGACGGTCAACCTTGGTGCGGCTCTTTTGTCAATTGGTGTGCAGATCAAGCTGGTGTCAAAATGCACAGCGTTGTTGGCACAGCTGTTGGTGCGCACAAATTTAAGGAAACTAGCCGTTGGTCATATTTGCCTAGTCTTGGCTCATTGGCGTTTATGGACTTTCCACATGACGGCATTGACCGTATAAGTCACGTAGGTATTGTTATTGCTTTTGACCATGGCAGTGACGTAGTGACCTGTATTGAGGGCAACACATCTGGCACAGGTGACCAACGCAATGGCGGCATGGTAATGATTAAGCAAAGATCATTGAAGCGTGACATTGTAGGTTTTGGTGTACCAAAATTTGTACCATACAAAGGCGACTACCCAGTCATTGCTACGACTGTAGCTGAGACAAAAAAGGAGAAAAAATGGACAAAGCCAAAGTCAAAGAAGCTGCCGCCAGCTATGCTCGATCGTTCATAGCAGCAATGCTTGCTTTATATATGGCAGGCATAACTGACCCAAAGGTTTTGCTACATGCAGGCATTGCAGCTATTGCACCTGTTTTTTTGCGTGCAATAAATCCTAAGGACAAAAGTTTTGGGGTCACTGGGGAATGACAACCAACGAGTGGGCAGCGGTAGTAGGCGTAATTATCTCGCTTGCTGCCGCTGTCTACGGTGCTGTTCGAGTTATGGTCAGCGCGATCATGCGTGAGTTTTCACCAAATGGTGGTTCAAGCTTGAAAGATCAGGTAAACAGAATTGAGGACAGACTAGAGTGGCTTGTCCAGAAAATGATTGACTAGCCTTTAGACTTATGCTATGGCAGCAAAACGTCAAACACGCAAGCGCGTAGTTACCGTCAAAGAGGATAACTATTCTGCGCTTGAAATGTATGCCATTGCACTCAATGAGTATTACAAAGCATTGCGTAAAGCTGGTTTTAGCGTAGAGCTTGCACTCGGCATTTTGAGCGACAAAGACGCTTACCCTGGCTGGCTTTTGCCAGAGCCAGTCGACCCGAACAAAATTGGCTCGATCGACTATGACGACGAGGACGACGACTAATGCGCAAGATCGTCGTCGTCAGTGACTTACAAGTACCTTACGAGGACGTGAGAGCAACAAAAAATTTAGCAGCATTTATTAAGCGTTTTAAGCCTGATGAAGTAATCACAATTGGCGACGAAATAGATTTTAATACGATCAGCAAATGGTCGCGCGGCTTGTCGGAGGAACACGAGCCGACTATTGGCAAAGACCGTGACCGGTGCGTCGAGCTGCTGTGGGAATTAACCAGGTACGTTCCAAAGGCAAGCATGGTCAGGTCAAATCACACAGACCGATTGTTTAACAGCATTGCAAGCCGTTTGCCTGCATTACTCGGTGCGCCAGAGCTGCGCTATGAAAATTTTATGAAACTAGATGAGCTAGGCATTGACTTTTATCGCAAGCCTTATTCGATCGAGGGTACAAACTGGATAGCCATTCACGGCGACGAGCAGGGCACTACGCCTAACGCTGGTGCAACTGCCTTACGCGCAGCTAGGTTGCACGGCAAATCGGTCGTACAAGGTCACACACACCGTTTAGGCATAAGCACATTTACAGAGTCAAGCGGTTACAAAATGGGCAGGACATTGTGGGGCATGGAGGTAGGCAACCTTATGCGCTTCTCAGCTGCAAAATACACAAAAGGCACAGCCAACTGGACGCAAGGCTTTGGCATC